TATCTTCAAGCTCTTAATTGTTGCAACATCATCTTGCATTGGATCAGCAATAACTTCCCGCATATAAGGAAGAACACCTTTATCGTCATCCTTGAATTGCATTACAGTTCCAGAGTAATTCAATTGCATAAGGATAGCTTTCAAATCCCCATCTTTTACTGCATCAATCCGATTATCAATTGTACACATGGGGTGTTGTAGCCATTCTTCATCTTGTCGTTCAAAGAATGAATAAACATAATGTACCACTTGTTCCCCATTAACACGACGGTGGCGACAAGGGAAAACTTCCAAATCCTTATTCTTGTCAGCCCCAATTGCATACAACGTCTCTGCAACCAAATTATCATTTTCTTTTTGAACTAGGTGAAACACACTGGGAATGTGTGAGAATTGCGGGAGTTCAATAATATCCAAAACACTAAACAACTTAATCATAGTCTCTCCTCACTCATTCATTTGCGTAAGGTATGCTTGAACAACCTTTTTATATTTGTTCCAGTCTACTTGTGTGATTGTTTCGCCACATTCGATCAAACTGTTCACCACACTCAGGTCAAATGTCCCAAGGATAGATGTTGAACAATCCAGAATCACACCATCAATCATTCCATTCACTTCATCTCGATAACGAATTTCAATCAAAGAAGATTTTGTGTTTTGCTTATCAATCGCAAAGACCTGTACCCACTTACTCCCAACATATCGAATATACTTCATTTGATTCTCCTTAGCTTTGAAAGCCCTCCCATTTTCAGGGAGGGCGCTTTCTTTATTGTTTCGGAATAAACTTACTTACATCGGCTTTTACATACCCCACAGGCTTACGAATCTTCCCGTTCTCATCTTTGATTACAGTGAACTCATATTCCATGTTGTTTTCAGCAGTAACCTTAACGCCTTGCTCTGCATAGAAATCAACTGTCTCTTGCACCAAACACGGGTCATCAAAAGAGATAAACTTCTCCAGATTGTTTTCCCCAACATGGATCAGAGCATTCTCTACGTCATAACCCTTCTTCTCAAGCATCTTCAGGAAACCAGTAACAGTTACGAAGTTATCAACAGCTTCTTTGAGAATCTGAGCTTCACCTTCTTCAAGAGTAAGTGCATCCCACAACTCAAGAGCTTCTTCTTTATTTACACGAGCTTGAGAAAGCAACTCCTCAGTGGTGATGTTCTTGAAGTTACCCCCGATCTCATTGAAGTCCTCAATCAAATCAATTGCGTCCATGTATTTTGTATTCACATTATTCTCCATTAAACACACGAATTAGGTCTGCTTTTTCAAGATATTCATTTACTTTCGCCTTGTAGGACAGCTTGAAGAACTGAGAGATGACCTTCTTATCCAAACCAGTCTTATCAGCAGCAGCTTCCAGCACTTCCTTAAACCGTTCGTTTGCTTGTTCTGCATCAGCAAGATAACCGTATGCTTCTTGTTTATATTCACGCAGCAGAGTGAGATTGGATTCCGAGATGTTCATATTTGCCATTTGTTTCTCCTTAGAAATTAAACTTAAATGATTGTTGTGCTTCACATTGTTTAATGATGGTGTGGAAGTAATCCCTCAGTGGATCATTATCAGTAAAATCAAACCAAGTGTTATATGGATATTCTTTACTATCAAACGTCAAACCTTTATCACTCCAAATTGCTGTTGGGAAGTCATTGATACTATCCACAAACGTTGTCGAATTATGCCGCTTATTCAGAGCCACCTTCTTGTTTACTGTGTCAATTGCAAGGACACCCGGCACGACACTTAACTGGAATTGTAGAACACTCATGTCGAATATCTTTCACGAAGATAATCCAAACTCACAAACAAAGGGTCAAAACTACCGTCTTTGACATTGTGCAGGGTTATGATTCCTCGCCAATGTTTGTTCCCAGTGTATCCCTTATAGCCCTCGTCGTGCTCGTAGGCCGCTCCTGCAATGATCCCCCACTGGTGGCTTCCATTGTGTAGTGTTCTCGTCGCAACATCTAGCATTTGCTTATGCCCTTGAACAAAACTTGTTCCAACTTGTTTCAGCATGTTTGCAGCGCTACCTCCATACGGCTTCCCAGACATAGGGTTTGGGAAGTAGTGGATGAAGCAAATACCATCAATCATTGCTGGTTGCAGGTAATCATAAACTTCCCAGCCCATTTCTTCATAACGAAGATTTGAGTAGCCAAGAAACCCGTCTAGCTCAGGATTTGCATCAACGTGGCGTTGTATACGTTGTTCATGGTTCCCCAAGGTTAGGATCATTTGTGGGGTATAACCACTTCGATCTTGCTCCCGTTTGATTGGGGTGAGTAGAGCATTCATTCCTGCGATAGCTGCATCAATATCCGCCTGAACACGCTTCCCTTCTGCTGTTCGTTTGCCCTTGTCGTAACTACTCAAGGACTCCATGTCTGCGTGATCCCCAGCATGAACAATAACATCAGGTTTCTTTTCAGCAATGTACTCCCCAATGTACCGAAGGTAATCAAGAGAAATCCCCGGTTTGCATTGTGTATCTGGGATATAGATGATCTTTTTATTCTGGCTACTTTTAGCGGTAGCAGTCTTGATCTTTACCACATCATCAGTTGACTCTACCTTACCAGCACAGCCTGTTTTGAAAGTGGTACGCAAATAGTCAGAACACGTTGATTTTGGAATCCCAAGAACTGCTGCAATCTTTCGCCAAGACTTCCCTTCTTTTGCTAGATTAATTGCTTGATCTTTCCAGTTCAATTCAGTCTTCCTTTATTGGTATGAATTACTTAGTTTCTTTCTTGGATTTACGTTTCTTCTGAGCTTCCTCGATATGAGGACGAACAAGGGATTTGATTTGCAATAATTGCTCTTGCAACGTCTTTCGATTATCACACTTCTTCACTACCATTTACGTCTCCTTTTAGTAGGGTTCTATATAACTCACAACACTTCTTCTTAGTTAGCTTCTTACCACTCTCCACATCAGCCTTAATTAAATCATATTTCGGATGAGTTGTCAAGTGCTCTAGCATAACATTGATATGAAGTTTATTAAAAGCAATAATCATCTTGTCAAACCTAGCATCTTCAAAAGAGATACCTTTCTTTTGGCTATGCGACACAATTTCGTGACAGTCTTTACAGAGAATGCGCGTATCTTCTGCACAAACAATTAGGAGCTTTTCCACACACTCCTGAATATGCTCAATTTCAGTTAGCTTCGCAGTTTCCTCAAGAATGTGGTCTGTCTCAATAAACTCTCTCCTGAAAATTCCACCACAAATCTCGCACTTATTCCCCTTAACAAAAGGGTAACGCTTCTTACTGCGAGGGTTTGTATTCTCAATCATCACACATTCCGCATCTAGTTTCTTTGTACGGACAGGGTGCTTAGACCAGCCTTTACGAATAACCCCCTTTATCCAAGTAAAGAATTGTGAGCGAGTTTTCCAAACGTCCTGATTCTCTGCAACAATCTTGTCGATTTTATCCATCAGTAGCTCACTTTCAATCGGTCAAGAATATCTGTTAAAACAAGTTTATCGTTTTGTTTACGAAGCATGTGAGCCATTGTTAGATTCTCTTGCAGCACATACTTCCAGTCTACCATAATCTCATTTCCTCGCCAACCAACAATCTTCTTAGGTTCTGGGTACAACATCTTATAAGAACTCACAAGAGCTTCCCAAATCTCTTTATCGGTCTTGCAACCAACAAGAGCGTTGTATGTACTCTTTTCACCCCACTTGGTTTCTGGACAGGCCGAATTGGCGTAATAGCAGTCGCTGGCATCACCGTAGAGAACCTGATAGGCAAAGAACTTACGCCCCCAACCCCTCACTTTGTTCTTATCATCAAGGAACAATTTACCAACTCCATGACAATCCTGTGGTGTGTCCATTCGATCTGGATTAAACACAAGGCAAGCTGTCCCCATATAATCCTTGTCAACACCAACAATAATACGCTCTGAGTTACGATGTGATTCCATAACGACACGATCATCGACCTCAAGATCATATTGGAACTCACAATTACACTTCTTCACCACATACTCTTTTGCTTCGTCTAGAAACAGTGGTCGAATAGCCCCTCCTCTAGTTCCCTTGTACTTGAGGATTGTGGATGCCTCAACACGCCAAGAATCCCCTTTCCCAACAAACCCATAATAATCATTCATTCCAAGACCAAGACGGGATTGGATGGATTCGATTTGTGTTCTGATGATATTAGCACAATGTCCAAAAGAGCTTGGTGTTTGCACATCAACAATGGTGAAGTCTTCAACAAGGAAGGGCGTGACACGCCCTTTGTTCTTTTCTGCCAACCAACCACCATTCTTCTTGCTCCAATGGCCATAGAACTCAGAACGATTGGAAAACTTCATCTCCCTGCCACTTTGATTGTGTATTACATTGATACTACGTTCTTCAGCAAGGGAGGCTGCTGAGAATACAACAAAATCCATGTCAAATACAGCTAGAGTTTTAGACATTCATATTCTCTCCTTTTGATACAGAGAAACCCCTCCCTGAAAACGGGAGGGACACTTCTAAGTTATTGATTTATAAGGCAAAAATCAGAACGGAATGTCATCTTCCATATCCTCAAATTTACCTGATGGTTTCTCTTGGGAGGATTTTTGCTGAGCCTCTTGACGAGCTGGAGTTTCTTGCTTTTGTTCTGGAGTAGATTCTTGCTTCTTACCCAAACGACCCTTTTCAATAAGCTGCTTCTCAATCACGCTGCCTGCAAAATTGCTTGCACGCTTCATGGTGTTGACAATGTGACTGCGAATTTCACCAAGGCCTTCATCAGAATTAGGCTTCCCAAATTCAACAACAATCAAATTACTCTTGATTTCAGGAGCTACTTGACCACGACTCAGACCCGTCTTGTACGCAACATATTCGGTGAAGTATTGCTTACCCTTGTTTTCCTTGAAGAAAACCTGAGCTTCAAACTGCAACGCCTTACCAAGCAGCTTATCAATGTCTTGTGGGAGGAACTTGTCACCCGGATTGATAAGTTTTGCACCAACAGCCATCTTGTAAAGAGTGTTGCGCTCGTTCAGGCTCCACTCATTCTTTGTGTTCTTACCCACCTTCAAAGGGATTGGGCGACCAACAACCATACCAGTGTCAGGGATGTAGAACTGACCCCCCATCCAAATACGAAGCGGGAGAGGTTTACTCTCACCGAAGAACTGACCCTTGTCTACGAGAATCTCTGGGAAATCGATAGCAAGCGTTACTGCCTTTTGTGGTTTCTGCGGGTAGCACTTCAGACGAATCTGCTGCTTCTTGTCGTTAAATCCATTCTTGAAATATGTGCCGGGATACTTCTCAATTTCTTCCTGCTCTTGTTCAGGCGTACCCTTGAACTCGTATTCAGCATCAGGCATTTCTTGAATACCCAAATCTACGATTGCAGCAACATATCCAATCAGAGTCTCACGTTGTGCGAGTTGAGCAGTTTCTACAACATACTTGTTGACTGCATCAAAATCAACCTTCTTGCCTTCTCCACCATTATCAGTGTAATTTTCTTCAGAACCGAATGCCATATTAAATGTTCTCCTTTAGAGAATTTGTTTTGCCAAGATTAGCGAGCAGAGGAACGTCCCTGCAATACGTTTACAACAGAACAACATTGTCTCAGATTTTGTCAGAATTGTCAAGGATTTTCGTTAGAAAATCACTTGTTTTGTAATAGCAAGCCAGATTCGTTTGAAGACGTTATACGATTCAAACTCTCGCGCTCTCGCAGTCCGAATCTCAACACCATAATCTTTTTCAAGATCACTTACGTCTAGGATAACTTCGCTTGTAATCTCAAAATCTTCGGGGAGGTTTCCAACAAGCAAAGCTTCGGCAAGACTTTCATCAATAAACCAGTAACCTTGAATTTGAATAGCACTCCGTCTTGGGATAGACCTTCCATCGAATTTGAGAACGCCCCTACGAACCACCCACCAGTGAAATAGTTGCGAGGTAGATGCGTGCATCACAAGGTTTGTAAACATCTCATCATCTAACACACAAACATTGTTACCCCCTCCCTTACAAATCTTCCGAATAAGTTCCGGAATATCTGATGTTGCATACGGAAGTGCGGATTTCAACATATCGTAGTTTGTTGGTCGTTTATTTAACCACACTAGCTTCATTTCCCTTCTCCTTACGTTTACGATATTTACTTGTCTTTCTTCCCTTATCTTTTCTTGGAAGAATCTTCCCTTGTTTAGCTTCATCCACAATATCCAGATGAGCTTCAAGGATGCTGATTGGAGCAGCATACCTATAATACCACTCCAACCTCTCCTGCTCTTGCAAGATTGCCCACAATTCCTTTCTGAAGGTTTTAGCTTCGTAGGGGAAGTGCCCATGTCTGTGAAGGAAGTTCACAAGCATATCAGCCTTGATTGTAACATACACCCACCAATCTTTGTAAGCCATAATCATCACTCTTGGGAAGTCTGGTTTTACAAACTTCCTGAAGTAGATTGGGAGCTTCAATAGAATTGTGATTCTGTCTAAACGAGTGTTGTTATCTTGCCATGCTGCAACATACGCATTTACACAGGCTTGGGCAAGCTTCAAGTAATCCTCTCTCGAAGCCTTCCCAACACGTTCTGCTTTCCTCTTCCCTAGCTTATGCTTCCCTCTTTGGATTCTAGCAAGAATCTTCTGTTTATGCAAGGGAAGTCCGAGGTAAGGACTCCCTTCTTCATGGAACAGATACGGGTTTCCACGTTCTAGGAGGTAGGCATTAACACTCTCCTGCATGTGTGATCCAGAGGGAAGGGGGTAAGGCCAGTTATCAGTGTACGTCACGCCATGTTCCATTGTATGCCTTTTTACCTTCTGCGTCTAATGGGATAGTTAGTTTATGAAACTCACCGGCCTTGATAATAGCCTTCTCACCCATTTCTACAATATCATCCTCGACACCATCTTCCACTTCCCAAGAATACTCATCATGGACCATGCTGATACGTTTAACCTTTTTACCCTTCCACAAATAGTAGGGTCTGCCAAGTTCATCCAGATACAACTCCCCTAGCCAAGCATCCATAAAACAAGCTGCGTAACTCATACAAACAGCACCCAACCCTTGCCCTAAGCAACTAATAAGGACGTTTGCACCACGAACAGAGACAAGACGGCCATCAATAGCAGGAACATGCTTGTTCTTACCCGCTGTTTTGAAATACTTTTCCACAGCCTCTTTCAGTTTGCCTAGACCTGCGTTCTCTACCCAATAGTTCTCATAAGCAGCCTTACCCTCTGAGGCGGATAGACCAAGACTACTTGCAAGTTTTGCTGCACCTCCACCAAAAGCAAGAAGATAAGCTCCAGTTTTTGCCTTGTTCCGCCAAGGCTTGAACTCTGGGTTCTCTTTGTTTTCTGGGTTGTTAATATCAAACTTACTGTGCAGATGAGGGAAGAAGGCAAAGGCGTTAAAGCTGTGAATATCACCATTCAAGTTCATCTCTGCAAACTTCCCGTTGTCATACTTCGTAGTGTAGTGGCTTAGTGTTCTATTCTCCAACGCAGCAGCGTCAATACCAAGATACCAGTTGCCATCATCAACACAAAACAAATCACGCATCTCATTACCAAGTAGAACTTTAATATCTGCTTTAGGCACGTTACAGACCGTTTTATGACGGACACGACTCGTCGGGGCATAACCACTAATCTCAGCACTAAGTCTACCATCCCATGAGATGCGCCAATTACTCAACCAGCCCTCAACAACACCTTTTCGATTTCGGTAGGAGAGGAACTTCACAATATCCTTCGGAATCTCCCCTTCAATCTTTAGAAGATTAGGGCAAATCTGACCCTTGTCTTGAATCTTTGGTGTGGTTTTAATCAGCTTACCTTTTTCATCACGGGCTGGCTTCCCCGTCTCTGGGTCACGCTTAAAGTTGTAAAAGTCCTCATGTGGCTTCCATCCATTATCAAGGAAGTATTGCTTCAGTTCAATACTATCTTCAATCTCCATTGGCGGCTTCACAGGCAACACTTGCCCCCCTTCGAGAGGGCATCGTACCCCGTAAGCAAAAACAAAACCATCTTTAACAACAGCACTATGCTTCTCAAGCCACTTCTTAAAGATAGCAGAGTATTCACCACTCTTCGTAAACGGTTTCGCTGGGATTTTGTAGTGAGCAATCTCAGCAGTTTTTAGCGGCCTACTTGGCAATTGCGGGTCAACTCGCTCTTTGATAGTTGCCATCTCTCTATCAATCAGTGCGATAAGCTCTTTGGCTTTTTCCACATTAAATTTTACACCTGTGTAGGCTTGTGCGGAATACAACCAGTAGTCTTTACTCATCTGTCTAAACGAAGAGTGTACCCACTTCTCTTTCCCATACATTTCTTCAGCTTGCTTCCAAAGCTTCCAAAATACTCCGATGTTTGCAGACACATCATCGTCGCAGTAAGAGTCCATGATTGGATGGTAAAATGTGAACTCAAATCCTTTCGGTTCGTTACCAATCATCGCTCCGGCTTCAACAAGTGCCTTGCGATAATCCATCTTCTCATTTTCACTACCAGATGCAAGAAACCCAAGAGAGTGTTTTTGATTATCTGGGTTGAGATACATAGAAAGAACGAGTGTGTCAATGAAAACAACACTCTTACCATTCAACCAATCACCGCCCTTTCCAACACGGGGAACAACACCAAGTAGCTTCCAGATAACCCACAAATCGTAGGACAAGATATTGTGACCTGCGACAATACACCCGTCCTCAAAACTACCCAGCCATTCGCAAAACTTTTCCTTTGCTTGTGGGTCACGGAAAGGGTAGATGCTCGTGGTCTTGGCCTTATCGAGAGAAGTCAGACGAATATACCAAATTTTCTTAGATTGGAGGTATAGTCCATCTGCCTCAATATCAAATACAAACCCATTTAAACTCACGACCCTCTCCTTTTCTTATTAGTCCAATTTCAAATCAACCTTCATAATACTATCATCTCCTGTAGAAATCAACACCTTTAACTGATTTTCTACATCTTGCAGCATCTCATCAATCACCCCACATACTCTCCAGTCACTCCAATACAAATCTGGGAATTGTGCTTTCAATTTCTTATTCAATTCAAATGTGGAATGCTTGAAAACATTCTCATAATTCTCTCGATATGTTTCAGAGGACTTGCTAACAAGACGATCCCCCGTCACTTCGTTAAACGCTACTTTCGATACAGGCCAACTCATTTTTTACTCGCTTCATCAAATTGTGCAATAAACGATTTACACTTGTTGTAAAGTTCTTTTGGGTTAATCTCTTTCAAGTCCTCAAGATCGGGGCAAAAGAAATTATCAAGAAGCACAAGTGTTGCTTTTTCAGTAAAACACCAATCTGCTTTAGCGGCATCAATCGTGGCAATCATTTCAAGAGACACGTTATCATCTAACAAACCGATTTGGTAAGAAAGGTCGTCAGTGTCAATTGATGCTTCAACCTTAATAATGTCAACACTACGTTTTTTATTTTTACTCATTCTTTGCTCTCCTTCTTAAAGATAGCCTTCTCAGTATTGAATAAATATAAAGCATCTCCAACATACTCACGAATTTCATTACGCCCTGATACAAGACCAGATTCATAATCATCATCGGAATCATTGAATTCTACACGATTTACAATACGTTGTAGGCGTTCAAGAAGATATTGTTAAACTTGCTTTTGGAAAGATTTCTAGTATTTATTTCAGGTAATACAAGTCTAAGGTTTTCAATCTTACTGTTTGAACGGTCCCTATCTAAGTGATCTATGTGGGCGTTACCTTGATTCCCATTAAACATTGTCCATACGATGTTATGAGCATTATACATCTTGCCGAAAACATGTACATGCCAATATCCATCTCTCGCATTCAATGAACCAACAACATCACCTGCTGCGATAAACTTTTGGTTTAACTTCCTACCCCTAAACCTATCATTCTTCCAACGCAAGCAAGAAGGGCTTGTCTCATCATACTCGAACACAGAGTGCCAGTCCTCGTCGTATTTATGTTTACCTTCCATTAAAAACTAACTCCATTTTTGCTGATCCAATCTTCCTTGTCAAACAAAGTGTGTGTCTCAATATCATAATAATACTCTCCAGCGATACCCGTCCGACCCGTCCAACGAATCTTTGAAGCCTTCATTCTAGTAGTGTTACGCTCAAGTTCATCATCTGCCTCCTTATCCCGAGAGAACAACAGATTACAAGCACCACTCTTGAAGATTGTTGAGCTGCCAGCAAAATCCTCCTCGTGCAAATCCCCACCAACGGAGTTTGCTTTTTGTCCAGTACCATTCTTACGAACATGATTGACGTTGATAAACGTGACCTTGTGACTCTTTACCATACCCTTCATCCAACGAAGAAACACTGCTTGATCATCATTAGAGAGTCCATCAAGAACATCTTGAAGAGGGTCGAGAACGATAACCTTGCACTCACACTCTACCACCAATTTCTCAATCTGGTGTTTGAGGCTATCAATACCACCATCTCGCTCATCTACTAAATGCCAACGATGAGTTCCATCTCGGTTGAAAAAGAGTTCCTTTTCCTTAGCCTTGACTTCTTCACTGGTGATGAATGCAATAGCTTCTTCAGGAGTTTCAAACAATTCAATCTTCTTTCTGCAATGACGACTGAGTACCTTGATACCATATTGACCTGCATCTGATTCAAGAGAGACGATACCAATCTTATGTGGGCTGTTGAACACCCAGAAATATAGCATTTCATCAACAATTGTACTCTTACCAGTCCCGCTGGCACTGCCAAGATTTACAATACGACCAAGAGGGATACCTCCAGCCATCATCTTCTGCAACTTGTGCATGAATGGTGGGAGTGGAATCTTTGGTGTACTAAGTTCTTCAATCATACGGTCGTGCAAATCCCCACTGCCAAGAATACCGTCAGGGGTGTATTGACGATGTTTCCAGAAAGCATTGACAAACTCACGCTCTTTACCATCCTCAAGCATTTTGTTAATGTCTTTTGATGGTAGGTCAACCACAAACATCTTACCTTTAGGAAGAACTTTCACGAGAGATTTAACAGCTTCTCGTCCAGTATCATCTTGGTCGTAGATAACAACGATCTTCTCAAAACGATCAAACCAAGAGTAGTGCTTTGCAATTTGTTTATGACTTCCATTCTCCCCTGTCCCAGCGCTAACGCAAGGGATTGGATCATACTTCGTATCGCGGTTAGCATTGAGCATTGAGTAAGCAGATAATGTGTCAACCTCCCCAGCACAAAGAACGACGAACTTACCAGCAGAATTACGAAAGAATGCCTGACCGAACAAATCACTCTCACTCCCCACCTTCCCGATTACTGAGAACTTTTTAGGAAGTTTGCGCAGTTTATAGCCACTCGCCTTATTGTCTTCAGTGTAGGGGTAATAGTGTGAGTTTACTTCTCCAGTTTGTTCATCGTAACCAAAACGGACACGATATTGTTTGTACACCTCATCAGAAATGCCTCGGGAGAGGTTCCCTCGTTCACCAGTTTGTAACTTGATCTTCTCTACTTCTTCTATTGTTAGTTTTTCTCTTTTTACCATCAAATCCTCCATACCACCATCTGCAAACCAATCAAAAGAGTTAAACCCCCTTGCTTCTTTCTCGGCCTCTGATAATCGAGTGTAACCGCAGGCAAAGCAGTAACAACTGTCATCTTCATACACCGCTAAGTTATCGCCCTTACTATCATTACCGTTTTCAGCGCAACGAGGGCATTGTTCGTGCTTTACACAAATCCCCATCTATTTCCCCACCTCCAAAAGAATACCATCCAGATATGCCCAAGAATGTACATGTTTTGGTTGGATAGACATTGTACTACAACCAGTCCAAATCTCTGTCACCCCAAGGATATTTCTACGGAAACGTCCAATAATCGCACTGTTGTGGATAGTGAAGAAGATACAAGTTGCGCTCTCTTGATAAGGGTTTGACTCATCAATGTGCGGAGTACAATCTGTCATGTCAAATACATCAAGAGGGATTGTCTTCATTATTCAAGACTCTCAAGAAAGGCATCTACTGCGAAGAAAGCGTGATGCACATTATCCCCGCTGTAGATACGAAGATTACGACCTGTCTTGACATACCATACCTCCAAGCTAACAGAAGTCCCATAAACGTGTTGGAAATGAATGTCAAAACCCTTTGCTGCATACTTAGCAATATCACCTACTGTGAACTCATTATTTACAGTCATTACACGTTCTCCTTATAAAAACGATGATTACCGACAGAAGCTACCATAACCATTTTACCACTCCAAGAAGGATTTACATAGTGGGCATGGTAGAATTTTGTCTTTCTTGGAAGTATTCTCTTCCCGTTACGGATATTCTTCTCGTATTTCTTAACAAGAGAAACATATTCTAACATAGCATCATGCCCTATAGCAAACCATCCAACCATCATTGTAAAAGAAAATTGATATGGAGCAAGGATTACATCCTTCACACTCTTCTTATCAGAGGTTCTGTTCAAAACAACTTCCATTACAGCCTGCTGTCCGTGGCTAGGTTCTCCCCTAGCTTCGTGATAGATCGTCAAGGCGAGCAGAGCGTAGTCTTTTTCAGTGAGAGGCTTTGCGATACAGAGGGATGAAAAGAGTGTGAAGAATATTGCTAAGATGCCCTTCAAACTTCTTCCTCAACAAAGTATTGTCCGTCTCGTTTCAGAGACTCTTCAAGGTGGTGACGAATTTTTGAGAGTGCAAGAACAACACTGTCCCAACGAACAGTGTAGCAACCATCCTCATCTACGACGGATTCGGCACATAGTTTATTTCGGGCATCATCAATCATTTTCAATGTAGCTAAAGACATTTTTAATTCTCCTTTACAAATTCAAAGTGACATGGTGGACGATCTTCATAGTCACCCTCGCAATTTAAATCAGACATGACATAGTGGTCACAGGTATAAAGTTCACCATTCAACGTCTTAGGGTACGCACAGTTGTTACACCATTGTAACCCACCATCGTCAGGAACAATTTTTAATTTACCCAACTCAGGGTGTTGCTTCAATGTGATAATTGGATAGTTCATCAAAAATCCCTCCAACTTTTCCGGAATGTAGAATCCTTTGCTGTCACATGGTTTTTGCCAAGATAAGCAAGAGCTTTCTCTCGTTGTTCCTTGATGTAATCTGACTCGACAGTGAATCCAATATTTTCTTGCTCCTTCGGAAGAGCACTCAAATCCAAATCTTCCATCACTTTTCTCCAGAATATACAGAAGTGGCGCTAACAGTGGAAGCAATCTCTTGGTATGTCACAACCTTCTTCACTTCCACTACTCGATACACTTTATCACCATTTTCGATGATTGTGCCATCTTGAACTTTGTCCAAACTATCTCTTTCCCCAACAAACATACCCACGAGGAAAGCAGTTATTCCAACAATAGATACAATCACAACAATATCTTTATCTTTCCAGTTCATTTTTCATCCCCATAAATACCAAATGAGTTTTCATTGTACTCATCAAATCGACCATTGTCAAGAGAGGTCATCACTTCATCGAGATGGTCACAACATTTACTACACATCCCAACAGCTTTCATTTCGGGAGGGAGGACAGCACCACATTCTGGACAATA